AAGTCAAATCCCATTTTTGCTCCTTTGTTTGTGGGTTATCATTATTTTTTTTATATAAAATTTAATGGGATATGTCAAAACAATAATTTAATTAGTAATAAAATTATCACCATACATATAGCGAACCCAATAGGGTTTAACACTAAATAAGCTACTATTTCTACCCATAATCCCATCATTTTGGGATAATATATAGTATTGTTAAATTTTTACAATCTTTTTTATTACTGAATTTGGTATTATTGTTGTATTACCTATTGTCTCAATATCCTTATTATTATCGGCTAATGAGAAATCCCCAAATACTCTAGTAATACCTTTAGATTGAGAAAACAAATGACCTTTAGTAATACAAGTAGGTAATTTTTGTTTTTTTAATTCATCAAAACTACTCCAACTACTATTACTCAAAATGTCAAACCACTCTATTGATACCATAGGATATTTTTCAATTTCATTTTTTATTTTTTTTGGGATTAAAATTTTTTTTCTATTTTTTTTCATTGGCAAAACCTCATAAAGTTACATATATACTTGATAGCAATATCGTTTAGATTTACATAGGGACCTGATAGTAATACTGTTTTCATTTCTTCTTACCTGCTAATACTGTTACAATACCGATTGAAGTATTAATCAAATGTGAATTGTGAATTTCGTTAAATACTTTCATCCACTGATCACTTCTCATTAATTTTTGCTGGCGTAACGTCAATGATGTTCTTGCCTTCCCCGATTTTTTTTTCGAGTTCTGCAAGCCTACTTTCCAATTGCTCACGATTCATACCCTCCAATCCTACATGCTTTACTTCTCTTTTATCTACAAACATTCCTGCCATTTGACCAGATCTAAACTCAGCATTTATTGCATGGCCAAACTGGCCTTTTTCTTCTGCTCTCTTACTTAAGTGATCAAATCTATTATACTTACGTAGTTTATCTTTTTCTTTTTTATCTAATTCTATTTGATATTGTTTTTCGAAGTATCTTACAACATGTGGATTTAAATCCGGATTCATTAATCTGGATGCAATATCTCTAGGGCCATATTCCTGTTTTGATTCATAACCAGCTTGTTTGGCTGCTTCTACCTTTGTAATCTTCCCCCAATTTTTTACTAAGATATCCACAAAGCTTCTTTGCTTTACAGTTAACTCACTAGACATTTTCAATTGATTCTTTTTCTTTGGCATATAGGTCAACAATACCATAATTTAATTTTTTTCTAATACCTCAACCCTAGAAATTTTTTTTATTTTTTATTTTTTATTAATATTTTGGAACGCTTTTCCCAGTTTGTTTAGGAATTTTCCTAGTGTTTTCCTAGTCTGTTTTGCTCTATTATTATTGATTTATATAGTATTTTCCTAGTTTCCTAGCTATTTGCGTACAAATAAAATTTTTTATTTTTTTTATTTCTAGTAGTTAGGTATGTAGGAATCGTGGCCCGTGACTAGTGTTGCAAATATGCAACAGCCAGGATACACGACCCTTGACATCACTTGAAATATCACTATGTTACGTATATCCCTATAGGATACCCTGAGTTTTACTGCTCCTAATAGTTTGGCTCAGGGTTTACAAACACATTCTCATACAGTAATAATTAAGTGTTATTGTTTTTCATAATAATAACTCCATTTTTAGTTATCATTTCCCTGGGGTCTACCTTTCGGCTCCAGGGTTTTAATTTACAAAATTATAGATTTAAGTTATAACGTTAGTATGTGTTCTTTAAAAAGATTACATAAATTCATAAAGCTCTCTTTTCGTCCACCGTGACTAAACTTTTACCGATAAAAAAATATTACTAATTAATTCATTTTTCGTACTTCCAATATTTCCTCTAGCTCTTAACAATGCAATTCTTAACACGGCCCTTTGTTCTTTATTTTTTTCTTTACGATGTCGTTGATATAATTCGTTATACTCCTTCCATTTAATATGTTTTAAATGAAAAGATATTTCAAAATTTTTTAAAGCTTTTTTATATCTAATTTTTATTTCTTCCGGGTCCCAACCAGCCCACCAACAAATCTGATCAAACTCTTCCGAATCGCTAATCCATTCATGTGCATCTATTTTAGTGAGTGCTGATTTTCTATCCGTATTTTTTATACGAACATCTTCCATGGCATTTAAAATAACATGTCTCCATAATTTCTGCTCATTATTCTGGTGGTTTTCTTTAATAAGATCAGATGCTATGTTAGTGCCCATAAGTTTTAATAAGTCTGGTGAGTAGATCACTATAATATCCCTTTGAATTAGCCCAATTAAAAGAGGATGCGATCTCCCAATGATGATGGATATCATCCATAATTAGAGTGATATCTGCGCCATTCAGTTTTTCATCTTTGATAAACTGTTGCAATTGATTAAAGTCACTTATTAAACTGTGTTCCATACCAGTATTATAACAAATTGTTAACATCACCGGTACCTTGTATTAGTTTAAGTCTTACAACATTATCTTTTCCATTCTTATCATTTTTATGTACACTCCTAATATCTTCAGCGTCTCTTAAAAATTCTGGACCAAAATGAGGATACTGGTAGGTAACACCATTTAATAATGCATATACTACTGAGGTAAGTTTTTTATATTCTGATTTATTTAATTTTCCAGCGCATATGACCATGCACTTTGTTAGTTCAGTTATACCATCCGTTTTCTTTGCCATTAATAAAGTCCCATACAATTTTTAAAGCTGCCTGATATGTAGGCTCTTCCATTTTATCTGAACCGTGATACGTGGAACCTTTTCCGTTACAAAAGATACATGCTGCTTTTTTCAGAGATGCAGGGGCCAAGATTTGGCCTGATCCGGTGCATTCTTTACAGTCAATGACCTTAACACCTTCTATATTAATTTTTTTCATAATTGTAAAGTATATAATGTACCTATGGTCTAGGTCTATACTACATTTAGTGTTTATTACCGTATATCTTATGCTTGGCTAAAATCTCAAGAGTCTGTATTCTTTTACCAGAAGCCTTAAGTAAAAACTTTAATGTTTTCTTTTGAGCTTCTAACTGAGTAACCATAGCTTTTAATTCTTCAATTGTCGGCATATCTCTCCCTTAATTTCAAAAAATATTTTTTACATAGTTTCAACATTCGATCAAATACTGATTCGGCATTTTTAATTTTTATTTTATTACGAATAAATCCATTTACCTTTAATGTAAGAGTGCTGGTAACAGCGTCATACTCAACAGTAAAATCTTCTTTACCCTTATTTTTAAAATCGACCTTAGTTATTTCTGATGTCGAATGCGTGGCCATATGTTAACCGGTACCGTTTAATAGTTTCTTTTTATAAACTTCCGGGGTAACTTTTAATTTCTTAGCTTCATAAGTAATATGATTATCAATCAACTTTGATATCATTGCACCGGGAGCTCTAAATTTATTTTTACAAATACCTTTTAATAACTGGTAATCTGTAATTCTAACTGCGATTGACTTCCACTTATTTGTGTCCATCCTTAACCTCCATATCAGGTGTTAACACCAGGGTTTCATCAGACTCAATTAATCCCAATTGTTTTTTTAGTTCTTTATTCTCAGCTCTAAGTTTTACTACTTCATTACCTAGCTGGTCTATGCCCTTATTTATTTTTACAAATAAAGGGTCTACTGCTTCATTTATTTGCGATCTAGTTTTACCGACAAATAACTGTACTATACGATTTACCATTTTAGTTTTCCTGTTGTTTGTTTTTTATTTCATCATGAACCAAAGCTTCAGCAAACTTATTAGTTATTGGATTATGAGCTTCACCTGACTCATCTCTAATAGTGATATCAAGTGAATCTACATACATAGAGAAATCCATAGAGTCCTCTACAGGACAACCCTGAATATCATGTGTCGGAATTGTCGCTAATTGTTCGTCAAGTTTTTCTATGGTATCTTTTAATAATATAGATTTGCTTTTTAGTTTCATGCAGTCTTATATATATGGGAGATAATCACAAGTCAATGAAATTTTTATTAACAATAGTAATGTGTAGTAGTGTTCAAGGCACCTGTTTACCGCCTCATTCTTTTGAGGAATTATACCCAACAAGCTATGAGTGTATGATTGCGGGCTATCAAAAATCACTTGATAAAACCATTGAAATAGGTAAGGGTGATGTAAATCAGCATGGGATATATATGAAGTTTGATTGCCGAGGAGTAATCCCAGAGGAAGAAGAAACTTAGAATGATTCTAAAGTATATATTAATTGGCACTGTTTGTTGGTCCTTAAATGGTACTGAAAAATGTGCTCAACAAGTCAATTTAAACGTCTCAGATCTAGATAAATGCAAGCATATATCAAATGTGAGTGGTAGGTCATTTAAAGAGAGAATCGCAAAAATTGGGGGCTCTATGACCTTCCTAGAGGGTCATTGTATGGCCATTGATAAAGACGGATGGAATATTGACGAATCCCTTAAAATATCTTATACTATCCTATGAAGACTTATCGTATCCAAGCCCGTCACGGAGAGTCTTATATAGACCATACGTTGAAGGCTGACAACGACCAGGATGCATTAAATAAGTTTTCAAAACTAGTAAGCGAAGGCCAAGTTAAAATCAAGAATGAAGGTTTTTTTCTAGGCAATAGAGTTTACATAACTTTTGAGGAGGTAGACAGCAATGTCACTACAGGAGTTGATATCGAAGAAGTTACAGCTGGAATCGAAGTGGGCCAGCCAAGCGTTATCACAGGGTAGAGTTACCCCTGATATGAAATGGATCGATATCGAATTAAAAGGCCTTAAAGTTAAGATTAACGACCAAAGTGTTGTTGATGCTATGAAAACTTTAAAAGGCCAGTAGTTATTTAAAAAAACTACTCTTTTGTCGTAGGGATTCTGCCGCCTTTTTAAACTCATAATGATTTATAATCTTCATAAGTTTATCTCTTTTAGCTGTTGAATATTTAATTAATTTTTTTGCAACTCTTAAAGCTTGTTGATGGCTACATCTCCATCTCCATTGTGGTTTTCTACCTAAACCTTTATTTTGTTTATGATGTATTGTTCCCTCTCTTATAACATTATGAAACATTTGCACTGTCTCTAGATCTGTCATTGCTATTTCTAATGCAACATTCCATTTCTTATGGTTTTTATTTTTTACTCTATATTGCGCATAGTTAACATTACCTTCACCATCAAATAAACCTGCACACCATCCAATCATTATTTCACTTTGCTCCACCCCAACTCCTTCCTATTTTAAAATCTGTCACTGAGGGCACTTTAAATTCTATAGCACTCTCCATTATATTTTTTATTTCTTCTGCATGTTTTTTATCTTTTATATTAAAACAAAGCTCATCATGTATTTGTAAAATAGGTAGATGGCCTGCTTGTGCACAATTTAACATAGCTTGTTTTGTTTGATCTGCTGAAGAGCCTTGGATTAATCTGTTTAAGGCTTTGTATGTAAAAGCTCTTTTAATATTATCTCTACCATATTTTGCTACAGCATTATCATATGTTTCAGCTTGATGAAGGCCAAAGTCTCTAGTCTCCCATTTATCAAATCTACATTTTCTACCACGTTTAGTTCTGATTACACCTTTCTCACTAGCAGTGGTCATACATCTATCTGATAACATTTTTACAAATGGTACTTTTTTATTATACTTACTTATTAATTCTTGAGCTTCTTCTTTAGACAACCCTAATTGTAAAGATAATTTATTTTTACCCATGCCATACATTAAACCGAGTCCAATTGTTTTGGCCTGTGTTCTTTCAATACCTACTAGATCAGCAACTGTTTGATGAAAATCTGCCTGACTGTTTTGATAGGCTGTAACTAATTCATTTGATCCTTCATAACCATCACCAATGCTAGCTGCATAATGAACCGTCATGCGTGGTTCTTGTTGCGAATAGTCAAAACTACCCCATTGTTGGCCCTCTTCTGGTATAAATAAACTTCTTATCTTAGGACCAAAGTCTTTGTTTCTAGCTGGGACTTGCTGTAAATTTGGGTTACTCATAGACAGCCGACCGGATACAGTTCCTCCAAGATCTGATCTTAATTGATTTATTTCTGCATGTATCCTTCCATTGACCTGGTATTTCATGATAGAAGATAAGAACGTATTATGAAATTTATTTACTTCACGAGCCTGTACAATCAAATTAGCAATCTTATGATTACAATTAACCAACCAGTTTTGAGTAAATGATGGCTCCTTTGTTTTTTCAGTACGTGGGTAATCTATTTTCATCTTATCAAAAGCTCTGGCAACTTGGCGTGCTGCCCAAATGTCTATGTCTAGTCCTGTTAATTTTTGTATTGCCAACAACAATTCTTTTTCTTGGTGCTGCATTTGTTTACGTAATTGTTCAGCTAACTCCACTTCTACTCTTACCCCTCGTTGACGCATTTTTATAAGTATAGGAATTAAATCTTTTTCAAGCTCCCAAACAGTTGTTAAACTTTGAGATTGTAATTCTTGTTTAAATCTTTGCCACAACAACAATGTTAATCTTGCATCTTGTTCTGCATAATATCCAACATGTTCTGCGGGTAACATCCACATATCTTTTTTTGGATCTACACCATGAGCTGCCGCTGCTTCTTTTAAATCTGTCTCTGCTTTTATTTCACCTAAATAATCTAATGACAAACTGTTTAAAGAATATTGAAATCTATTTTCATCTATGAGTGCTGCTGCAATCATAGTATCTATTATTTCACCATTTACTTTTATACCGGAAGCCTCAAGCCATCCGACATCGTATTGAGCATTATGAAATATTTTTGGACAAGGTAAAGCACATATTTTTTTCATGTAAGCTTTGACTTGTTCTGGAATCATATTACCACCACCTAAATGTCCGAACGGAAAATATCCTTGCCATCCTTCTACAGCTACAGCAAAACCAACTATCTCACCCTTGTTAGTTGCCCAACCAGCACCATAACCGTTAGAGATTCCATCATCTCTTGTTTCTAAATCAATTGCTATTTCTTTTGCATTAGATAAATCTTTGTACTCTCCAGGTGTATTCCACATAGATTTTTTAAATGTCATTGATAATTGTAAACTCACTGAGTCCCTTGTATTGAGTATCGTAAAACAGTGGTCCAAGGATTAAGATCAAAATCTCTTGCACAACCTGTAAGAATTAAAATGGAAATTATAAAAATTATTTTAGTCATTCATTTTCAAATGATTTATCCTCAGCTAAATTTTTTAGCTCATAATCATAAGAACCTTTCTCGTGTTCATCAGTTATCCATTTAGCAGAATTTTCTACCGACCATTTTCTTGTACCAACTAATCTATGTATTGCAGTTTCGTGTGGATTAATACCCATTGATGGGTCATATATTTTTAATCTGTTGTTTGGTTGTATTGCAAAATTACCATCCTCTAATGCTATAACATGACCACACTTGTGTTGATCTGGTTTCTCTGAATAGCCAAAATTTAATTCGTTAAAGTCTCCAGCACACCAGTCAATGGTAAAAAGATATTTACCTTTTCTTTTAATTTTTCTCCTAGAAGTATATTGCATTGTGCAGCCTGATATCTCATAAAAGGTAGTCACAGATACATTATAACTAAATGAATCCCACATTACTAATTCATCAAGAGGTAATTCTTTTACTCCTGGTTTTGTACAGAAAGCTGATATAGGAGCTCTCCACCATAAACCACCATCCTCCATTAAGAAATGAAATAGAGGTACCTGATTTGGTATTGAGCTAAAACCAAATACTCCTACCTCGAAATATTTGTCATGAGAATCTTTTTGATCTCTAAGATAGTTACCTCTTACATAACACTCAATGATTGGTATGTTTGCATTTAAATAAGCCATTATAATTTTTTTCTAAGTTCTTTTATATATTGTTCATTTTCTCTTTCCTCTGCACTTTTTCTATTTATAATATAATATGCAATGAGTGCACCAATTAATAAACATCCCATACTATAAAAAAACATTCCTACACCTAATGCTGCTGTCATTTCTTATCCTGTAATTTTTTTATTTCTAATTCACAGTAATGAATTATTTTTTGCAAATCTTTTATTTTATCTTTTTTCAAATACCTACAAACATATTTCACAACACACCCTTGGAAGAATGATAAATTATTTTTTGAAATAAATTCATAAGGTTGTATGTGAAAATTTTTATAATGGGCACCACCTATTTGTTTGTCTTGTGGTCTTATCGAATCAAATATACTACTATCTGTCATTTTTCTCCTGGACATAAATTAAATAATCTGTTCCAATTGGGTAGTTATATTTATAGTCAGTTCTTAATAAATGTAAAGTTTTTCTTGCTCTAGTTGAACCAGTATACCAAACTTTTTTTTCGTTTATTTTTTCTTCTCTACTCTTAGTATTATAATGTGATGGGTAATTACCTTTACTGTATAACACTACATTATTAGCTTCACCCCCTTTGACTGAGTGTATTGTGTCAATCGTGATCCGTGGATCTTTATCTAATTCTGCTTGGCCATATCTTCTTAATAATCTAATAAAATGTCTTACTTGATTTGGTTTAAAGTTACGTCTCAATATCCAAAACCAATGTTTCTTTTTATCTTTGTCTTCTAAATCTAAACCACACCACTCTTTTAATTCAGTAAAATTATATTCTCTAAAGTCAGGTTCCTTCATCCAAAACTTATCGAATCTATATTCTGGTTTCACTAACTGTCTTATAAACTGGTACATGTTTCTAGCTGAACGTTTATCTATTTTTTTATCATTACTAATGGCGGTCCAGGATTTTATTGCTAACCATTGTTTTTCATCAAAGCATTTAGTATCTTTGTTATCTTTAAAATATAACCCTGCGTCTTTGGCTAACATTCTTAATTCATTTACAGCTTTATTAACTCTTCCTAATATAAACCAATCACCATCTAAAGACTCAAAAGGTATTTCTTTAAATGATAAATAACTTCTTACATACCCGTCAGCCTCTTCATGTTCATAATCTTTTTCTTCACTATCTAATATTCCTCTTCTAATTATCTGAGAAAATTTATATATAGCTTCACCAAACCTTCTTGTTTTTCTAAGCTTTACTTTTCGACCAGGAAAAAATTTAGTAAAGTATTTTGAATCAGCACCATTCCATTTATATATACCCTGGTCATCATCTCCAGCTAAATATATTCTATCTACCTTATCTGCCATCTTATAAATTACGGACCATTGTAGTGGAGTGAAATCTTGAGCTTCATCTAGTATCAATACTTTTAAACTTGGAAAGTCTACTTCCTTGATTGTTCTTTCAATCATATCATCAAAGTCAATAAAAGATCTTTCACCACCACCTTGTTTGTAGTGTTCATAAGTTGAAATTTTTCTGTGAAATACAACTAACGAATCTTTTTTATAACTTTCTTTTTTATATGCTTCTTCTGGATCTATTAATAAATTTCTAGCTTTACTATAAATACCTAATGACCAATCTTTATAAGTAAAGTTATCATCAGCTAATCTAGTATCTGATGTTTTTATAATCTTAGTTTGTAATGCGAAATCTATGGTGCAATGTTTAGGGTCAAATACTTCTTCACTAAAGTATCTCCTGCAATATGTATGTAATGTTTTAAATCTTAAAAAATCTTCTGATGAATAATTAGGAAAAGCGTCCATGGCTCTATTTACTGCGGTGTTAACTGCTTTGTTTGTAAAAGATAAATAAGCTATTTGTTGGGGAGGCACACCTTTTTTCATATGGCCTTTTAAAACTTTTTCTATCAATGTATGAGTTTTACCTGTTCCAGGTGGTCCAAATATTTTTATAGTCTTATGATAAAGTTCTTTTAATTTTTTAAGTTCTAAATTTTCCTGTGTGGTACTCATCATCCATCTCCGAAGTTTTATTTTTTGTCTTTTGTTTTATCTTACCATGATCCACAAAAGAAGGCATCTCTACCTTCCACACATTTTTAACACCCTCATGATATTCTAACCTTTCACATCCTAGTAAACTCAGAGCTTCACTAGCACTTTTAAATGTTTTATCATTACCTAAAAATTTTTCAAAAGTTATTCTTCTAAAATAACAAGTGTTAGTCTTTGAATCTAATACCACATAATTATCTTTTAACTTTTCATAGTCATCTTCTTCTATGTGAGCTTCAAAAAACTTTTTCAAGAAAGTATATTTTTCTTCACCAAGTGTATCTTCAAATTTCATTTTATCATTTTCAATTGCTTGAGTTACTATTTCTCTTAACATTAATTCAAATGGTGGTGGACCAGATTTAGGCCTTGGAAGTGTCATCCAATAAATTCCATATCTTAATAATTTTGTTCTCCAAGATTTTTCATCTTTCATATCTTCTGGTGTCACAATAATATTTTGTTCCTGATATTTAAAAGAATATTCAATTGACTTAGTGCTTTTAATAAAACTAATATCAGTAAAGTCTGAAACAATAGGAGGAGGTTGAGATCCTATACCTAAAGCTCTAAATCTACATTTATCTTTATCACATAAAGGTGTGTTACATTTAAGTGCATAATCTTTTTTACTAACTGAGTTTGCTACAGTTGCAATGACTTCTCTTTCAGGTAAAGGCGATGTAAAAATTTGTTTGTTACGTTCTAATAAAATAGTTGTGATTTCTTTTTTACTTAAATTACCATCTGCCTTTTTCATTTCAAGAACACCCATGTTGAAAAGTAAATCATTTCTATGATTACCAGTCCATTTTTCTTGAACCATTTTTTGGCAGCATGGAGGATATTGTTTCCAATTGCTCTCAGGCTCATATTGTTTTATATTCTTGTTAAGAGATTGTAATGAAATTTTTTTTGATATTGCTAATTGCAGGAATGCTCCTATCAACATTGGTGTATTATGTTCATTATATGCAAACTCTGTCGTGGAGTCTTTATTAAAGTATGGCATGTTCAAGCATTTGTTCATTGGAAAAACTTCTATTGCTTGAAAAAAATTATTATTTATTTCATCTAATTCTTTTTTAACATCTTTGACTGGATAAAATTTATCAAGAAATAAAAATAAATGTAATCCACCTGATTTAGATCTGGCTGGTACAAGTGGTAAATTGTAATCTCTAATGATGTCTACTATTTTCTTTTGATTGTAATCTTTATAATTATAAGGGTCTATATCAATGCAACCCCATTTGCATTGATCATTTTCTGTTTCTGGTTTTATACCTATTCGAGTTGATCCTTCCAAATGCTCCTTCCAAATTTGTTTAGTAACAGGAGAGTGGACCGTGAGAGTTTGTGATTCTCTCTTGCCCCGTTCATCTACCTCCCCGGTGAGAGAGGTAGTAATGAACAGTTTAGAATTTCCCTCAAATAAATTTAAGAGATCAAGTTCCATTAAAATGGTGTTGATTCTTTTTTCTCTATTTGTTGGTCTGAGAAATCAACCTTACCAAAGATATCACTTTTCATTGCGCTATTATAAAAACCTTGACATGCTTCTAAAGTTTTTAAATGCTCAGCTGTGTTTAGATATTTATCAAAATCTATTACCCAACCGTACCAACTATTTTGTGAATTAGATTCTTTAGTTGAAGTTAATTTATAAGTTGTAGACCAAGTAGGTGGTGTGAAAAAACCTTTCTTACCCTTAGCTTTTCTAGTCATCATCATAGAATTCCAAGTCTTAGATTTTTTCTTTTGCGTTGATTTCATAGCAATCAATGCTTGTTCTATTGGATTATAGTCTTTGTCCAATATAAAAACAAAATGATTACCTGTATCTTCAACATAATTACCATTTGCTAGTCTATCTTTGTTATCATCTCCCCTTGTCGTTTCACTCATAATAGCTGGATCAAGATGGATCTTCACTGGCCTCCCAGGACTATCTCCTCTATCTTTCCATTCATTAAAAGTGTTTATGTATAGACAAGGTACTACGATGATACCTTCTTTACCCTTCCATAAATTACCAGATGTTTCACTGTATATGTCACCCTTCTTAGCGGTTTCAATATACTTACCATCGCTATCATCTAGCACTGGTGAATTAGCATAAAGTAATTTTATGATTGGTAGTTTTTGATCTCGAGCCGTTACATACTCTTGACCCTGACCTGACAAATCTTCTAAGTTAATTTGTGCAGGTAGATTGCTTGCCTTTTTTACAACCTCTTTGGCTTGAGGTTTTGCCTGTTGCTCTTGTGACATGTTACTCCTTCGTTGTTATTTTAGTCTTGTTTGCAACATAAGTACCAAACAGTTCAGCAGGCACACTTCGTCCTAAGTCTTCGATTTGTTCTCTTACAAATCCTCTTAATGTTGAAGGGTGCACAGATTCTTTTTGTTTAACTGCTAGTCCTTTGTCTTTTAATTCTGCAACCAAAGCCTTAGCTTCATTATCTTGGTTTCGACCAAACTCTAGTGACACTTGATTTTTTATTAAGTCACCATGTCCGTTTTCTCTTAACCATACAAATGCTTCTTCAGATTTGGATACAGGTATGCGTGCGGAATAGAAGGGCTTTACCTCAACAGATGAACCATCTTTGAGTTTAAGCATTGCTATACCCGCTTGTTGCATTAAGTTTGGAATTGTTTGCTCAGAAAGAGTCGTTTCAGCTTCTTTTAACTTTTTCATTTGTTCTTCAGCCGTTCGTATTTGTTTCTGAGTTTCCAATAACTTATTGCAAGATTCGGCAATATCTTTCGACATGCCAGTATCTACCGATACGGTAGATTCTGCTTCTAAGTCCATAAGAACCTCCTGGCGAATCAATATATTATTCGTTTGATTAATGCAATCAAATAATTTAAAAAGATGAAAATGTATAACTACAAAACGGAGCCCTTTAAACATCAAAGGTTTGCTCTTACTCAAGGAGCAAAAGAAAAAAATTTTGCTTACTTTATGGAAATGGGTACAGGTAAAACTAAAGTAGCTATTGATAATGCTTGTTATTTATATCAACAATGTTTAATTAATTATTGTATAGTAATAGCACCTAATTCAGTTTATCAAAATTGGCAAAAAGAAATTAGTGTTCATTCTCCTGAGAACCACAACATATGGACATGGAAAGTAGATCCAGAAAAAAAACTAGATTTGAATGATTCTAAGTTGCTTTTTATTTTAATGAATGTTGAAGCTCTATCTCATAAATCTGGAGTAAAATTTTTAGAAAAGATATTACAACTTATAGGATTAAGAAGTATGATGGTTGTAGATGAAAGTACAACTATAAAAAATCGTACAGCTAGAAGAACAAAATCAATACTTAAATTAGCTCAATATATTAAATATAAAAGAATATTAACAGGTTCACCCGTTACTAAATCTCCATTGGATTTATTTACTCAATGCGCTTTTCTAGATTGGAAGTTGTTAGGTTATGAAAGTTTTTTTACATATAGATCTAGATATGCAGTTATGCACACTATGGAGATGAATGGCAGACAAGTTATGTTTCCTAAATACTATACTAATTTAGATGAATTAGAACATAAGCTTAAAGGTTTTTCCTATAGATGTAGAAAAAAAGATTGCCTAGATTTACCTGAAAAATTATATGCTCAGAGATATATTGATATGACTGATGAGCAAAGAAAAATTTACAATGATTTAAAAAAAAGAGCTATGGCAGTAGTTAGAGATGAAACTATTTCCTATGCAAATAAACTTACTGAAGTATTAAGATTACATCAAGTGGTTAATGGTTTTGTTAAAACAGATGAAGGTAATATTAAAGAATTCAAATCTAATCCTAAATTAAAAGAGTTAATGGGGATATTGGAGGAAACCGAAGACAAGTGTATCATATGGGCTAATTATGTTTTTAATATAAACCAAATTAAAAAAGCCATAGGAGAAGTGTATGGGAGAGATTCGGTGGTTTCGATTTACGGAGAAGATTCTGTTCAGTTACGTAAAGATGCTGTTGAAAATTTTCAGCATAATGACAGATGTCGTTTCCTCGTTGGCAATCCTACCGTTGGTGGTTATGGTCTTACCCTTACTGCTGCTAGGTATGTTATATACTTTAGTAATAGTTACAATCTTGAAGTCCGCCAGCAAAGCGAAGATCGTGCTCATAGAATTGGTCAAGGTGCTAAAGTCACATATATAGATTTAATTGCAAATAAAAGTATTGATGAAATGATCTTAGGATCTCTCGAAGGTAAAATAGAAATATCGGCTAAGACTCTGGGTGAAGAGGTTCAGAAGTGGCTTTAAGTTTTTCATAACGCTCAACTCTTTCAAACCATTTATTTTCATACTCATCTAATTTTTGTGCATCCATTTTAAAACCTTGATAGATACCATCCTTTGTACAAATACAAATTAAACCCTGATCAATAGGTCCATATTGTTCTTGATGAGCTAAAGAGTAAGCCGCTATTTGATAATAATAATCTTCAATCCATTCTTCTTTTTTTAATTTATTGGATTGTTTAAAATCTATTATAGTAGGTTTTTCATCATATAAACCAACTAAGTCTGTTGATCCTGCCCATCTATTTTTATATGCTAAATTAACTTCATTACCCCAGACTGTTTTAAGTAGATCTAAGTTATTAATTATTTCATGAGCCATCATTCTAGCTTGTTCACCCATCTCTGATAAATTTAAATAACCTTTACCATTTATATATTGTTCTAATACATAATGCATCTCAGTCCCTCTTGTAGCTGCTTTTTGAGTAACTGCTTGAGCTTCTTGATAGCCAACTCTTTCTCTCCATCGATCTAAAGATTTTTTCTTTTCTTCTGATTGTGTAGCTGATAATATTGTAGTGACTGATGGTACTTTAACTTCACCTACATTATAGGTTCGTGGCCCGTCATTGTCGTTTCTTGTATATGAAGAATATTTATATTTTTCTTCTCTTGTTAATTCTGTAAGTATAAATTTATTTTTTTCTTGTATAAGGCGCACAAAGTCTTTTAAATCACTTTTAGAACAAGAGCAACTACTATTCCAAGTAAAGTAGTTATTATAAACGCAGAACTAGAAATCATAATTTTTTCTAATCTGTGTACATCATCATGAAGATCTTTAATTTTTTTATTTGTTTCTCTTTGCATGATAAGACATAACTTTTCATGGTCATCTATTCTTTGATGAGCTAAAGAGTCTTTATGAGTTGACTTTCTTGGCACTTACAATACCTCCCTTATTAAAAAGATTTAAAGTTTGTGCAAGTTGCATTCTTTCCATATTGTTATTTGACATCGGTAGATTTGCTCTTCCAACTTCGGGTAGAGGCACAGAAGCTACAGCTGGATCTTCACTTTGTGGAGTTGAAGTTTCTAATCTAATTTGAATAGGTTCTCCATCACCAGGATTTTCTTCAGGAACAACATCCATACCTTTGTACTCTCCTTTAAACATTTGAGCTAATGTATCTTGATTAGCTTCAATATTACTTTGTACAATAGCATTTTGTTCTTCAGTTATAATGTTAGCACCAACAAGCCCTGAACCTAATTGTGACATGTATCTAGTATAATTGGCAACGTTTCCAGTTGTTGTGCCTTTCATACCCTCAGTTACAAGTTTCATTAATTTTGGATTTGAAAATAATCTTGCTAAAGCTGCTGGACCTAATATAAACACACCAGCTGAGCCTACATCTAAAGTACCTGTGCCTAATGCTAATGCACCCCCTAATTGTGAAATTGCACCTGCTTCTTTTAATTGAATAAAGATTGTACCTCTTCCTTTACCAGTTGTTCCTGGTCTAAAAATTTTACCTTCAGCAAATCTCAATGCTTCTACATATTCATCTAGCATTCTAGCTTCTGTTTTATTTATCAATCCACCTTTTTCTATGAATGGTGCATAATCATCCTTAACAAATTTTCTAGCTGCTGCTGCATCTAGATAAGTATATTGTGCATCATTCCTAGTGGTCTTATCTAAAAATCTTTTAAAAAAATGTCCTTTAATACCTGATATCATTTTATCTTGTTCTGCTTTAGGTATTAATGATGTTCCTGCTTTTGTTTTAGCTCTAATTATATCTAAGAATTCATCTGTAACTGATTTTTGATTTGCTCTTAAAATCATTTCCCCAATTTTTTCTTGACCAAATTCTTTACTAGCTATTGATTTAAAAAGTTGTTTGTTAAAATTATTATTACCTAATTTAAATAAATCAACTAAGTCAGATCGTTGTGATCTAAGTGCTGTCGGTAAAGGAGCTTTCTCTAAGTATGCTGCTAATCTTTTTAATAATTCTGCTTTTACTTTTGAACCTTCAACAGATACAACGCTGCTTTGACCAACTCTTTCATATGCTGCTTGTATTTGTCTAAAGTTAGCATTACCTGGTACAGCATTCATTGTTTTAGTTAATAATTCAGTTGCATCGCTAAAATCTGATGCAAATGGATCGTCAGCTAACTTTTTTAATCTATCAATTGAAAATTTTCTTAAATTATCTACGCTTTCAGTTACTCCTTCTTGTGCATTCCAAACTTTAATTTTACCTGTGTTAGTTTGTAAAGTTTCTAAAACTTGATCTCCTATTCTTTGATTAATTTTATTAAACCCTTGGGACACTATTCTTGTATGTAATTGTTGGCTATTCTTTAATACATTTTGTATCATTATACCAAAAGCTTGAGGATCAATAACTTCAGAGTCAACCGCTTTAAGAGAATTTTCAACAAGTTCATCTATACCACTAACTAAACTTAATCTTGCACCACCAGACGCTGCTCTCATTCTTCCAGCTCCAAACAAAGATGTTTCAGCAATTGACTGTAATTGATCAACGACTGCGTTCTCAGTTATCATAGCTGGTGTAATACTTCCTGCTTTTACTTGATCTAAAAAATCTCCACCATATTTTTGTTCTAATGAAGTTATTGTTTTTTGTGCTCTACCAGCATCACTTAAATTTTTAATTTGATCTGTTGTTAATCCTGGATATTTTTTTTTGAATTCAGCCAATTGTTTTGTGGTAAGTTTAGCACCCGTACCTACCTGACCTAACAATTGATAATATGCTTTTTGTCTTTCAAAAACTTTAACAGCAGCATCAGCAGTTTGTAATTTGTTAACAGATCCAGTTGCTACTTTGTTATACATTTTAGATAATCCACCGGCTAGACCAAAACCTAATATCTCACCAAATGCACCTTGCGCTGCTCCTCTAGCAACTTCTTTGACTATGCTTTCTTTAGGATCCCACGCTTGAGCAACAGCGGCTCCGGTACCACCCCCGGCTGCGGCCCCTGTAGTGGCGTATCCTATTTTTCTTACAGTATTTGCATTTATGTTTAATAAAGGTCTAGCTATTCTTGCTACTCTAGCTGCAAGTCCTGCGGTAGCAATCAAAGAACCTCCTCCGGTAACTGGAGCAAGAGCTGCTCCTGCTATACCACCAGCAATCGCTAAACCAACTTCTGCAACTATTCTTTTAAAATCTGGACCCGCTAAATAATCTTCTGTATCTTTATTATATTTACCTTTTTGTGCATCAGTTAATACATCTTCTGGTGTAATAGTAAATTCACCTTGATCTAAAATAGGGCTACCTGTTTTTTCATCGGCCATATTTCTAGCACCTAAAAAAGTTTCAATAGCTAATTGTTCTTGTGAAGTCGGAGTGTCTCCTGCTATTTTAAATTTTTGTCCTGATACAACTATCTCTGTCATAATTAATTACCTGTAACATCTACGACATCACCATCTTTTTTATAATTAATATCTTCTGATAAATTAAATACAAGTTGTTCAGTTATTCCTGATCCTTCCATTATATTCATAGCATCCTCAAAAGTAATATTATTATCTTCTTGTATTTTAATAGTGTCGTTAATGTATTTATTTAAAGTTTCCATTTTAGCTTCAAATGTTATCTCTGTATCAGAAACTTGCGGAATCATACGTTGTATTCTTTCTGCTTCTTGTTCAGATACAGCTGCTCCTGAAATAGCTCTACCTAAAAATGATGTTGTTTGTTGTATGTTAGCTTGCAGTCTTGCAAATTTTCTTGCAGTCTTTGTTCCTAAAACTTTTGTCAAAGGAGCTATTTGTCTGTAAGATAAAGGTCCAACAGGTCTATCTAACTCTATGTAATCTTTTGCTATATCTGTTAATCTTCCTTTAATAGCCATTAATTCTTTTTTTTGCTTTAATGAGGCAGCATCGGGTTTTGATACAACATTTATTTTACCTTTTGAATCTACTTGAGCAATAGTACCTTTTGGTAAGTTCATATCTGCTACTTCAACTTCACTTAAAGTTCTTACACCTTTACCTTCTCCTTTTGCTTTTTCTAAAGCAATAATATTTGGAACTACTTTTTCTAATCCTGTACCAGCAGCTCTTAATACACCTTGAAGATTTGATTCACCAGGTCTTGTTGTAGATTGTAAAAGAGGTGCAGCAAAGGTAGCTGCAATAACAGCTTTTTGTTGATTAGTAAGACCTCCTTCTTGAAATTTAGGTATTGAGGTAATACCACCTTTTGCAAAAGTTTTTATTTCTTTACTTTTTGTTTCAAGATATCTTTTTTTGAACATTGGTCTTAATAATGTTTTATCCATGATTACCTCGGTTGCATTATGTTATAAGCAGAGTACGCACCTAAACCTGCACCTAAAGCTTGTCCTAAAGGATTCGAGCCCGGAGCAGTTGTTTGAGTAACTGTACTACTTGCTGTTGGTAAATTAGTCATTATACCTTTTAAAAATTCTATTCTTTGGAATGGTTCATATGCTCTCTGTAAAGCTGTCTGTCTAGCTGCTGTTAAAGCTTGCTGACCAATGCCTCTTTGTAAAGCACCACCCTGCATTTGAGCTTGTATATCGCCTAAAGACATAGCTTGTTGTTGTGCACCTAAAGCTCCTTGTAATTGCCCTACATTTATACCGGTTTGTGTTTCAAGATTTCTTTGTCTTTCTGCTGCTCCTAGTGCAGTGTTAAAACCTGATGCTAAAGATTGTCCAATATTCGCTTGTCTAGCTCTTTCAATCTCAGCTTCAGCTATACCTTGTCTTGCCCCTCCAAAAGCACCTGCTCCAACGGCTTGAGCTCCTAATCTGTTTGTAGCTATTTGAGCTTGTCTTGTTATCTCATCTGTTACAAAGTTTTGATATGGATTCATGAACGGAGTTAGATTAAGAGCCGTACCCGCTGTTTGTTGTGCTCCTTGAAGAGACGCTAAACCTGAAGTAACCGCTCCAGATCCTACGCCTGTAGTTCCAAGTCTGTTTATAGCTGCTTGTTCAAGGCCCGAGATAGGAGCTACTTGAGCAGTAGGAATGTTAACTGGAGTAGATGCTAATTTAGATGCTTGGTCATATAAAGATAGTTTACGTGACTCAACACCTGGTGCTTCTCTCTGAGTAACTGTTTGTTGTCCTGTAGATGATGCTGGAGCAGAACTTCCACCGCCCCCAAATATAAAACTCATTATTCAAACTCCTTTGTGTATAAATATCTTTTAACTTTCCATCCTCTAGTTTTTAAAAAAGGTTCCCAGCCAGGTCTTGCATGAACGGCTATCCTTTTACATCCGCTTTGCTTGGCTAGTATTTCTATACCTTTTGCAACTTCGTCTTGCCATAATTCTCTTTTTTCACCTTTCAAAAGTATAACTTCAACTTGTTTGAAGTTAGGTAATTGTGTAATACGTGTAACAAAAACACCAAACACTTTTACAGTCTTACCATCATCTGATCCAAACATCATGAACAATTGTAAATTTTGTGCCATTATCTCTGACTTCAAATGTTCAATACTCATTGGATCGCCATCAAACTTCAAACCTTCTCTAAGCATAAACTCAACTAACATCCAATATTCATCTACAAGATGTGGAGGTATGTGTAGAGCTTCTACCTTTTTTTTAATTTTTACTTTCTTTTGCGCCATTTGTGATGTCATAAACTCTCTTTAAATTTTTTTGTTGATTATAAAAAAAGTTAGCACCAGCTTTTCTCATACTTTTAAAATCACTTGGATTTGCGCCTGACATTATACCTGCCCCTAAAACTGCATCAGCTCTTGAAACAAATTCTCCATCAGCTAATTGTGCTAACATAGTATCTTCGTCTTTATCTCCAGCTCCAGTTGCATCTTCAACATAACCTGAAGCTCTTTGATAATTAGAATAATCGTGTTCATCTTTTTCTAATTTTGAAGGTAAATAATTTACACCTCCTGTATTGTAATGTGGAATAGCTGTAGCTAAACCTCCCTCGTTTGCATAAAACATATTAGATCCAAAAACATCTGAAGGTAAGTCAGATGATCCTGGCATAAATTTACCTTCTAATTTTGCTGATTGCTCCTCATATGCTTTTTTGTAATCTTCTTCTGTAAATTGTGGTTTTACTCCCTCTTCCTCTCCTTCTAACAATGGCAAAGCTGCCGATGCTAAAAAAAGTTTTTCTCCAGTACCGAGACCCTTAATTCCTGAACCCTCAATCATTTCAGGTGTAACTTTAACTCCTTGTTCTTTAAGAGCAGCTACTTGAGTATCTGTTAAACCTTTTTTACCTAATAATCTTGAAAATAAATTTCCGCCCTGTTGAGTTGTATTACCAGCTTGATAAGCAACTTCTGATGCTTCAACAGCTGGAGTTTGTCCTAAAAAAGGCAATGCTTGCATAGAGCTAAAAGCAGGCTTACCTGCAAACATCTGACCTATGCTTGATTGTGGCGCTAATGCACCTATGCCATATGCTGAACCTCCTATCAAGGCAGCATCTTTAAAAGCTGTTCTTGTTGATTTTCCTCTTAATTTTTGTACGCCAAAAGTGGCTAATGCTAAAGTAAATGGATCCATATACAAATTTCCTTATAATACTTGATATTATCATTTTAAGATGTCCTAATCAACTCATCGTCAAATCTTCCAACGTACTGATGCTCTCCTATATGACTTATTGTTGCCTTAATATATGCGTGGCATTTACCCCCTAATGATCTCCACCTTTTACAAAAAGCAAAGTCTTCTCCTAAATAAGTGTGATTTTCAGCGTCAAATTCTGTATCAAAAAAGTTATAGAAAAATTCTTTTTTCTGCATCTTACCATTTACTATAGTTTCTTGTTCTATTTTCATGTTTGGCCAAGTCTCTATCATTTTTTCTATTACAGTTCTTTTAATTAACATACAGCCCGTGGGTGAATGAGTTACCTCAATAGTGCCATCAGGTTGAATCTTGATATCGTTTTCATCGTGAAGTTTCATAGGATATAGATTTGTAGCCATTGATAGTTCTTTAGCATTTTTTGCTCTGCCTTGTTTAACATCATTAAATGCTTTTTCCCAATTCATGGTTTTAAGAGGGTAAGGTATACTTATTACATCTTTATCTAAATTTATCATTGTCTCAATATCTTTTGCGTTGAAATCAATATCAGAGTCTATAAATAATAAATGTGAAAACCCAGATGTCATAAAAAAATCAACACAAAGATTTCTACCCTGAGTTACTAAAGAAGATTTTACTAATTGAAACATAACCTCAATTCCTTTAAAATGACAGAATGTTTGAAATTCTAATAATGCTTGAGTGTAGTGTAATGATACTTCGCTATGCACTGGTGTAGCAACAAATATCTTATAAGGCTTTTTTGCCTGTTCTAATGTTAACGGTTCTTTTTTCTTATTTACCCAAATTGGTTTGAGTGGATTGTTTTGCATTCAAAGCTCCTTGTAAAAAATTAGTCCATTGTTGTCCCTTAGCTTTCCAAGAATAAAAAGTTTTGTAGAAAGTTTGTTGGTTTTTTAAATGTAATTGTACTTCAGGATATTTTAATTGTTCAGCTGCTTGATCTATTGCATAACCAAATGCTTCAGCTAATCTAGCATGGTTAGGTTCATAATTAACATATATGGGCCATTCACTGCAAGTTTCATAAAGAGCACCATAGTTTGTAGTGATACAATATAAACCTGCTGATAATGCTTCAGCAGCTGATATACAAAATGTTTCTTCAAATATACTTGGGTACGCAAACATTTGATAATTACTTATGTGATCCAAAATATAATCATTGCCTTTATAACCAATATAGTTGACGTTAGGTAATTGTCTTGCTTGTTCATATAATTCTGTAAAATTTTTATCTTCTCTGTCATAAAATTCTTGTCCGTATACCTCTGTAGAAGAATAAACATCCAATGTAATTTTTGGATTTTTTACATGTTGCATAGCAGCTAATAAAACATTTAAGCCTCTCCAAGGTGTACATTGAAATATTAATCGTATAGGTGCGTGTGGATTAAATTCTTTTATCTCAGGAAAATTGTCTATTCCATTTTTAATTACAACACATCTTTCTTCTGGTATCCCAAATGCCATTCTAAATTTTTCATAATTCCAATGAGAATTAAATACATACCAATCATATTCATTGTGTCGTGATTTGTTACTAAAAAATTCTTGTAAGTTTGGTTGATCATAAGAATTTTTTTGCCATAAAATATTTATTTTACTTTGATCAAGTGGTACTTTTCCTGGAATAGAAGTACATATTTGAAAGTTTTCTAACAATTTTTTATCTACATTTTTATGTAAATATTCTAATTGAAGTTCTGTTCCACCACGTGGTTCTATATTTGTTAACTTCATATCCTTTTAAATTCTTTAGTATTCCACGGCAGCACATTAAAAGCTTCTCTATATTTTTTAAAATTTTGATTAACTATATCCATGGTAGTAAGCTCTTTTAACTCTTCTTGCATAATTCTGCAACCATTAAAATTTCTTTCACAAGCTATTATGGATAAATCAAGAGTAACCTTTTCTTGTTCTAATTTACACTCCCAAAGGTTTATTTGGTAAGGATTGAGTAATTTATAAAAATTTGCAATCGGTCGTATACCATTTATGAATATTCCTCCATGATCATAAAGCACCTTAAAACAATTAGTTTCTTTTTTATCCCAATGGTAGAAAACAAAATCATCAAATAAATATCTCCATTGATAATCTATTGGTTCGAAACTGTGTAAAATTTTATCAATCATAGTGTAACCCAATCTCTTTCTTGCATAAAATCAGGTTCTCCTGAGAGTATCATTTCTTTCATCAAGCCAAACTCCCGTACCTAAATGTCTACAAGGTATATCAGATTCCTTAAGTTTTGCACATTCTTCTTGTGTTAAATTAAAAGGGTCTCTAGGTAAAATATTAAAATCATCAGGAAATTTATTTACATAATTTGTAAAAAATAAAGATGAGGATATTTTCATTACCTTGTTGTACCACGTATCAGATCTATCAATTGTTTCAAAATTAATACCAACTTCATCCATTACTCTTAACCAAGTCTTATGTTTTGCAGGAGAAGCAAAAAAATTGTTTTGTACTTTTTCATTTAGAGTATGTTTATACATTCCTTCTATTATTGTAGGTTTATCATGTTTTAAAATGTTATAAAAATTTTTGTATACTAAAAAATCAAGATCAAAATAAAGGCCACCAAAATGATACATTAATACATTTCTAAAAAAATCTAATTTAGTTATAGATGGTAGCTTGTGCATTAACTTTAAATATTGGGGATAATGCTTTTCTACAAATGGAAAAACTTCGCTATTACGCCATAGTTTATGTTCAAACTCTGGAAAAGTTTGTTTCATTAATTTATGTCCCTCAACCCAAATGTAAGGCCAATTTATTTCTTTGTCCGGTCCCATTTGATGTATTATCTTTGGTATCATTTATTATAAGATTTATCTCCAATAACCATAGAATCAATATCTGAGTTTTTTAAAAGGGCTAATGCATCAGCTGGTTTACCTGCGATTGGTTTTCCATTATCGTTTAATGAAGTATTTAGTAACATTGGTAAACCTGTAATTTTTTCAAATTCATTTAGTAATTCATTATAATACCATTGATCAGAGGTAACTGTTTGAATTCTACTAGTGCCATCTATATGAGATATGGGATTAAATATTTTATCTTTAAACTTTACACTGTATAACATAAAAGGACTTTCACCTTCCCAATCAAAAAATTCTTTTGTTCTTTCAATTTTTATTGATGCTGCAAAAGGTCTATAATCTTCTCTGTGTTTAACTCTATCATTCAATATTGATTTACCATTTTTAACTTCAGGACTCATTAATATAGATCTGTTTCCTAATGCTCTTGGACCTATCTCACCATGGCCTTGATACCAACCTACTATTTTACCTTTAGCTAAATCTTGTGCAGTATCTCTAATTGTTTTTTCCGATGGACCTTTGATAGGTGCTTCATCAGATTGCCAATAAGGAAAATTTTTATTATCAAACTTTGGTTGTTCATATAATTGTCTTAGAAACTCTACACACCCTAATGTTAAACCCTCATCATTACAATGTGGTGGTATAATTATTTTCGGGAAATGTTTTTTAAGTTTACTATTAATACACACATTTTGAGCTATACCTCCTGAGTAAGTTATAACATTTGTAGGATGAGCATGTTTTAAAAAAAACTTAGGAAATGCTTCTTCCATGTAGTCGTGGACCGTGCGCAGAAAATCTAGATACTGATATTGTGCAGCAAGTTTACTTCCCACTATTTTTTCAAACGCATGCCAATCAAATATATTTTTAGAGTCTTTTAATTCATATTGTTGTAAATGATTATAAAATTTATGATTAACATTTCCAAATTGTTTTAATGCCATTAACTTTCCAGCTGCATCATCACCTATTCCTAATACTCCAATATGCTGACCAAAGTTAGCTAAAAATTTACCAAATGAAAACATCGTCTCTAAAGTATAAACATCCATCATCTTGTTTCTTGAAAAAACACTGCATGATCTATAGAGGTCACCAAAACCATCCAAAACAAAATCTGTCGCTGAGTTATCTTTTAAAGGCCAACAAGATAGACTGTGTGCATAATGATGATCAACTCGATAGACGGGACACTTTAAATCTTTAAAAGGTTCTACTGGTATAGTAATACTTTCGTATAAAGCTTCAGGATCTTCTCTCTTACACCATGGATGCCTGAACACATCTATTACTAAAGCTATGGCATCAATCTCACTTAGCTTAAAATCTAATATTTTTTCGGCTTCTAACCATGCAGATAAATTGTTGTAACCAAAATGTTTTATTTGATTGTTTCTTTCAGGCTTAAAATATTTTACATTTACTCCATCAGTATATGTAATATTAGAATCGTGTTCATCTAATCTAATACCTAGGAATTTCATTTAACAACAACATTACCACTTATTGTCATTGATTTATATGATTTTTTTACCATGTGTTTTAAATAACTTGGCCATAAAATCATTTGATTTTGTTTTATGTCTGGTAGCATATAGGGTGAGATATACTTATCAACACCAGTTGCATATATTAATTCATGTGCAGGATGTTCAAAAACTGTTTGAGGTTTACTTACTTTTTCATAAATAGTGAATGAAAACATAGAATTAACATGACAGTGTTTTTCTTGATAGTCACCATTGTTATAAATGTTTCTCCAAATTTGAATAATGTCTATGTCTTTAATTCCAAACTCTTGAAGGCAAAAAAGTATTTGTTCTTTTAAATAATTTTTCCCATCTTCATCCATATAATTATCTTCTTCGTTTTCACTAAATGAAGAAGGTGTCTCACTTAACCAATTTGGTTTAAAATTTTTACTAACTAGGTTAAGTCTTTTAGGGTCAATATTTTGAATCCATATAGGTGTTTCAAAAAATTTATGATGCATTACTCTTTTGTTTTACCAGTCAAAGTCAATTTAGCAACAGTTATTTCTAAGTCTTGTCTAAAGTCTTCATTAGTAGTATCTGTATTTGGGTCTGCAACATCTGCATCAAATTCAGCTTTACTAGAATAAACTTTACCAGTTCTTTTGTGTTTAACTATTTCTTTAGCCTCTGCTGGTATCTTGATCGGTTCTGACATTTTTTAATCCTCCGTTTAAACTTTCTTCAGGCATTACTTTTTTCAAAAGTTTCATTGAAACCTGCATTAAAGATTGTGCAAAATCTTTACCTATGCTTGCAGGAAAAAACAAAGCTTTTGTTTTTGTAATTACTTTAATTTCTTCATCTGTGAATTCTATCACAAAACTATCTTTTTCTTCTATAAACTTCATCTGTGTCTTCCTTGTCGGTTGTATTTCTTATACGATCTTTTTTCGTTTTTGTTAAGTCTTTTCTTATGCCTTCTAGGTCTTTTAGGTGGCTTATCTCTTGGAGTATAATGTACAAACTTAACTCTAGCCATTTTCCTGGGATCTATCTAATAATGCATAACTAATTACTCCTTGCAAGGTGCTTGCTGAAGCAGCTTGTGCTTTTAATGCATCTCCTGCTTCTAGATTTAAAACCTGACCTGCAACTTGTTGTGTTGTTTTAGCTCCTAAACTTTGTGTAAAAAAAGTAAAATCTGTTGTAGCAGATTTGTCTCTTAATTTTAAAGTAGCATCTACTGCCCCTGAGCTCGTATTAGCTACCGAAATACTTTTTACTATTGCTACAGCTGTTACAGCTATATTTAAAACTGTTGTAAGATTAGTTGTACTTAAATTAAATCCTTGGTTTTTATATTGTATTGTCATGATAAAAAAAAGTTAAATGCTGTTAGTTCTTCTTTAAGATCATTTTGAAAAGAAAAATTTAATTGATTTTTTAACGTGTCAAGCTGTTCTAATATTTGTCTTAGATTAGTCGCTTCATATTCTGGTTTTGGTTCAGGTAAATTTATGTTTATTTTTGCCATTACTAAATATACCTCATATTAAAAGATAGTGCTAGTCTAGGTTTTTTGCTTTTATTTACTTCTGTTTTATGAGGAAGATAAGATGGAAAAAAAATTATCATTCCTGTTTTTACTTTTTTAGTATACTTACCCCACCAGCATGGATCTTTAATAAAGTTATCTGCCATGTGAACACAATCATTGGGGTTTCTAAAAACTAGTCCACCACAGTCATTAGGCGCAGATATATAATAAACTCCTGATATATCTGAATTACCATGTACGTGTAAATCATTAAACGAACCTGTAATATTTTTACATATCCAAGCATTACCTATTTCTACCTTTAAACCTGTTTCCATAATGTAATAATTTTCTATTCTTTTTTTGGTATCACTAAACTCTTTTGAGATACATAAATCTTGTGTTTGTTCAGAACCATTTTGAGAGCTTTTACCAGAAGCTATATAATTAAGTTCTTTAGATTTATCAAAAAAATGTGATAGTAATTTATTATTTAATTGAATGTTACCTTCCCAAATTGGGTTTACAAATAAATCAGTCCTAATCATAAAAAAATCCATTTAATGTTAATCTAATATCTGAATCTTCTCCATAGTTCAGCTTAGATTTATGAGGTATTTGTCCATTAAATAATATTGCTCTATTATTTACAAAACTTATATCAGTTATTACTTCTTGATTATCATTGTAAAAAACTGTTCCAGAATTTAAATTAGTCTTAGATAAATAAACTATCAATGCATATCTTGAAGAATCTTTGTGTGGCCAATCTTTTTTGTTATCTTTAGTTCCTCTTCTATGAAAAAAATATGCATGCTTATCAGACTCTATGTTAAATTTTTTTTCAACACTATGTTTAACTAATGTATGTAAGACGGGCTGTTGATCTAGACAATAAGTTCTGGTCCCTGGCCAAGCATCACTATGTCCAGTATTATAATTGTATTCATCAACTGTATAAAATTTTTGGGTATTTGCTAGCGAATTTATTAAATCAATATCATCAAAGAAATTTTCAACTAATTGAATATCTGTTATTTTACCTTTGTCCATCCGGTTGCACATCAGCTCTAAAAGTTCCATATCTCCAACTTGTATTAGTTGATGTATTAGAAACTTTAAGACTTGCATATCTTGCTCTTGCTCGAGTGTCAACTTTTTTTGTATTGGCATCTACTGTAAAAGGACCTAATGGTGATGACGCTTCGGTTTCCGCAGGGAAATCTTTCAATAAAATTGATATAGTTGCATTACCTTCAATATCTTTAAAATCAGGTATAAATCTTCTCATTGATAAAAAGAATTGTCCGTCTCCTCCATCATTTAAATCAAAATCTCCACTTTGAATAAAAGCGGGTATCGCAATTGTAGTTCCGTCATTCATAACTTCATTGCTTCCTATTTCATGAGCATAATAAGTTGTGCATCCATTAATATTAGTGACCCCGTTAATAATAGGAAAATTAGGTAAGCCTGTAGCGTTGTATTCAGTTGCATAGGGATTGTCAAACAGTGTAGCATCGTAATAAGTAGTTCTAGATAGTGATCCCGTTGTCCAAGTATTTTCATCGTAATTATAAGTAACTATTCTATCAACCGCATCTGATCCAGCTTTTGGATAAAACCAATTTATTTCGGAGTATAAAGTATTATAACCTGCGTAAATTAATTCACCTGAAGTAAAATTAAGTCCGAGGTCCGTGCCTGCTGTATCAAAAACAAAGTCTTCTACTAAACAAGGTAAAGATTTAACTGTACCATCATAAACAAAAAATCCTCCTGACTGTCCCATCCAGTACACAGCACCATTTACATATTCAATTGCATGCTGTCCTATTAATCCACAGTTAGAACCTACTTGTCTAATAGAAAAAGTAAACGGTGGACCAACAAACTGCATTACATAGGCTGAGGTATCAGTACAAATCAAAATGTAATCTTTTGCTTTTGCTGCACCTACTATTTTAGTTCCTGAGTCAAGTCTAAAAGTACCTGCGGTATTGGTAGACGTAGGAGTATAATCTTGATTGTTTTCTTGATCAGAAAATCTAATAAACATTTTATCTTGAGATCCTGCGTTACCTATATTTGTTTCAGTTCCTAGAATAATTAAATGTCTGTCTCTTTCAGAAACAATAGACATTACAGATTTTGTAGGAGCACCAGTTAAGGTTGCTGCTCTTGTTACTAAAGCAGAAGAGTTAGATGCAATTGGATTCCAAGTAAACGTCTTACCATTTTTGTTAGTTGCTATTAGTTGTTGGCCAAAATTATCTAATGACCAAGACGCAGGGTCTAGAATAACAGTAGATTCAGTGGTTGCTTCACCCCATCCGATATAATCTGTAGCGTTAGTTACCGTTTCACCATTGCTGTGAGATGATCTAGTTGAGCCAGAAGCACCCCTCGATATTCCTGTAAGATCATTACCAGCAACTCCAGAATATGTTATGAGTTCAGCTCCTATTTCAACAGTCCCTGAAGTAGGAAATCCGGTAGTGTCAATTAAAGTAATGTTAGTAGCGGATCCGTTGTTACCGTTAGCGTCATCAGCTAAAGCACCGTCAAGTGTTGTTGCAACAGCTGAGTTGACTGAACCTCCGTATAATCCAGTGCCCCATCCATAACCAAACGTTTGAGTTAAGGGTCCAAATCCGACATATGGATTTATATCCACAGTTCCTGAAGCTGTAAAAGTTCCCGCAGCTTGTTTAGTAATAGATATTGTAAAAGTATTAGCAGTTACAGGTGTTAAAACTTCAAAAGGGTTTGCCTCTAATTCTGCTGCTGTATATCCGCTGCTACCTGGTGGAGTTACATTTGATAAAGTAATTAAGTCTCCTGCGATCAGACCATGTGAAGTCTTATTAACTGTAATAGTTTGAGGTGAAGATAAACTGCTGACGGTTAAGGTTGCACCAGTTTTTGCTGTATCAAGTGGAGTGATATCGTAGAATGCACCAGAGTAATAAACAAATAAAGCTTTGTTTGTGCCTACGGCAGCATAAATTCTTCCATCTAAGTCAGCCCAAACATGTTGCTCTCTAGCTGCACCTACTAATAAATTATTAGTTATCTGTTCATAACCACCGATTTTTTCAGGTAGACCATATCTAAACCTTACAAAGTCTCCATCGATCCATTGCCCTTCGGCACCTGTCTCGGTAACTTGTTTATTAAAACCAGGTTGAATTACTACATTTCTTAATGCCATAACCTATTATACCAAAAAAAAGAGGTTTGTTTAAGGTCTTAAAGTAGCATAATCATTAAGCTGAGGATAGCCTACATCCTGTCTTTTATCATATTTCCAATCTTTATTTTTACCATTTGCATCAATATAATGTAAAAAAACTTGAGATTGCCCATCGCCTTTAAACTCTGCTCTTTCATGTTCAATATCACATCCTTTATAAATAACTGCATCTCCAGGAGGAATGTCTATCCATGTTTTATTCATACGAATTGGCCATTTTTCACCCGTTGAATATAAAGTAACAGTGACTGAGTATTCACAGGAAGGTCTATCTGTGTGTGGTCTTAAAGTAGCGTTTCTAGTGTACATCCTCCAAAATGAGTATGTAGGAAAAAGTTTTAAACCAGTTTCTTTTTCCATTAAAGGAAGTTTGGTTTTTAACAAAGACTCAAATACTTTATCATGATAAACAAAAGTATCTAAAGTGTCACTTAACTCTCCTGTATCAAAATTTTCAGTATTAAATCTATGAAATATTTTTGTATACTCTTGAAGTAAAACTAATTCTTCTGGAGTTAAAAATCCTTTTACATATTTATATTCTTTTATCATCTCGCCCATGCTACTATACTATATCTAGTTCCTTCCGTTATTGGTTCAACCATATGTGGGTATAAAAAATTACTAGGCCATATTAACATAGAATTTGGTTTTGTTTTAGATCTATGAAATTCTTTTCCATGCATTGACCAAACTAAATCTCCACCTTTGTAATCGTTATTTAATCTCCAAATAAAACTTAATGTACGTGGTATTTCGAAATGATCATCTACATGAGTTATGTAATGACCGCCTGGTTCATATTTAAGTAATTGCATATCATAAACACTTTTTATAGAAGTTAACGGGTGCATACTTTTATATCGGTGACATGCTTGAGTAAATATATTATGAACAAGATTGCACCAGTGTTGATCGGTAATTGATTCATTCAAATTTGTTAATGAAAAATTTTTAGTATTTCTAATTTTTTTGTTTTCACCTTCTTTACCTTTGCCAGCGTTTATAATTGTAGCTGCATTGAAAGCCCCTTGTGAATCTTTAAAAGATACATACTTTAAAAGTGCAGCGCATTGTGGAATCCCCATCACTTTTTCTATTTCCATTATATGATCTTTTAAGTGAAATTTTTCTTGTTCCATGTTTGTTTCTTATATTTATGTTGAAATCTAGTCAACCATTTAAACCAGTATTTGTCACTAGTTTTTTGTAAATTAGAATTATCTTTTATAACCATTTTCCATGACTCTCTTTTAAAAGGTATGCATTGAGCAAAAATAATACCTTTTTTTAAAACAGTATCTAATGTTTGATATTTGTCTCCATTCACAACATAAGGAAAATTTATATTCATCGGATATGTATCCGTGTCTACTATACCAGGGATAATACTAAATCTATCATCGTTATTATTCATTGGAGGTAAAAACAAACACGAATAGCCTGGTTCAGTTTTTATAACCCATGGAAAAATAATTTTTTGTATAGTGGTATTTCTATTTCTATTTAATATGGGTGAGCCTTCTAATTGAAATCTAGGATGAACACTATCATCTCGTGTTTGAAGATTTAAATTAAATTTTTTAATAAAATCAGGATCAGTTGAAAATGGACAACTAGCTTTTGTAGTGCCTTCTTTGTTAAAATTTAATTCAATATCTGAAGGAAGTTTAAGACCGTACCCTGCCATCAAAGTATCTAAAAATGGCATACAATTTTTTACTGTATTTTGTTTGCCTGATATTTTTTTAAACCAATCTGGTATAAATTTTTTAATAGGTTCAGGGTGATTATCTTTATCGCTAAGAACAATTTTTGGAGCAATAAACTCTATTACATTTGAGAGCATTCAAATGTTATATAATGAAATGTAAGATTTTACTATGGTAATCTTTTAATATTTTTCCAAGTTGAAATACCGTCTCCAACAAGACCTGCTAAAGGGTGTGTACCAGCTTGAGGCCAAGTTTTGCTACCTAAATCAATAGCAAGTAACTCATCTCTGTAAGATGTCCATGATGCTTTTACAGCATCGCCTGCTATTTTAGCTTCTTTAGATCCTAACCAATTATTGATATCTGAAACATAGCCATCGATAGCATCTTGTGCGTGTTCTTGAGTTGCTTCTAGAGTAGCATCATTTTCATTGTCCCAAACTAGACTGCCATCTCTTAATTCACAAGCTTGTGTTACATCATGTTCTTTTGCAAAATCTGCATCACTTACTTCAACATAAGTGACTGTTCTGCCAAAAGCAGCATCAACTGATTCGCATACAGCTTTTTCTGCATCTGAATCACAATGATGATCGCAGTTGCCTGAGTTATTTCTAAATCCTAAATATTTTGCCATCTCTTACTCCTATTCTACAATTACACCAAGAAAAGCATTTCCTTGACCTGTTTGACCTGAACTTGCTCCTGGAGGTGAACCTTCACCACCTTGGTTTAAACCTAAACTTCTATCTCCTGGAGGTAATCCAAAAACAGCAGCTGTACACTGTCCAATAATTTTTTGGTTAGCAGTCAATACTAAGTTATTTGTTAAAGTGCCGTCACTACCTAAGTTAGGTGCAAAACTGTTTGTTGGAGCAAAAGGTGCAAAGTTAATAGTCGCTGCTGGGTTTGTTGTTGGTAAACTTTGACCTTGGCTTGGCCCTCCGCCACCTGAGTTTGGACCTCTATTTCCGCCCGGTCCTGCATTTCCTCCTGGTGCTTCTATAAAATTTGTAAACGTTGTAGCATTACCGGCTTGACCTGGATTTGGCCCAGTGTTACCGCCAGCTCCATTTTGTCCTAATGAATATGGTTGTACAGAGTAAGCTCCGGCTAAAGTTGTAGTGAAATAACAAACTTGACCAGCAGATCCTCTTCCGCCACCTACAGTTGGAGCACCATTTTGGCCTTGGTTTCCACCGCCACCGCCTGCTCCGCCTTGACAAAAAATATGTAGAGTTGCTGCTGATGGAATTGCATCACCGTGATTTTGTAAAATTCCTGTATCACCAGTACCCTCGATAAAAAAGAATTCTGTTAAAGCTGCTACTTGACCTGAAGATGCAGATGTTAATCTACCTTGTTGGTCAACTGTGATACTAGCTAAAGTATAAGAACCTGGAGTTACAGCTGTGTCTGAAAGTTTTGCAGGAGTAATTGCTGCGTCTGCAACTTTAGCAGTAACAACTTGGTTTGCTGAAATCTTAGCAGATAAAACCGCATTGTCTGCAATTTTAGTTGTCGTTACAGCGTTAGCTGAAATTTTAGCAGCAGTTATTGCGTTAGCTTCTATTTGTGCACTAGCAATAGTGCCTCCCATAGTATTTAATGAAATTTCATTTAAATTTGTTCCGTCAGCATATGCACCAAAAATTTTTGATGAGTCACAAGTAAAACCAGTCCCTGAAGATGTTTTAATTGTTAAGTTTGTAGCTGCTGATACCGCTGAACAATCGAATATGTAATATTTTTCTATGCCATCAGGAATACTTACAGTTGTTGCGCCTGATAAAGTAATTGTAGCAAATTTAATTACCATGTTACGAGCATTTGATAATGCTGCGTTTGACATAACCAGATTGACGTTACCACCATCTGATAAAGTTACTTGTTCAAAACCCGCTACTGCTTGTTGTACTAAATTTAAGTTTGTATTAGTTTTATCACCCCATTGACCAGCGTTTTCACCTGTTACCATCAATTCTAGTTTCAGGTCTGTAGAAAAACTTGATGTCATATTTTTTTCTCCTTAAAATCTTATTATAATAAATTTATGCTGCAAGATCAACCTCAGTCCAAGTGTTATTTACACCTAAATCAATTTCTTGCCATGAGAATATATTAGGGGTATTGGTAGCCGCTGTCAATGCTATGCCAGTTAAAGTAACTTTTCCATCTCCAGTAATAGATGGGATAGATCCCACATTTATTGTTGCTTGAATGCCAGAAACACCCACTATTTGTGTAGGTATTGGACCTTCATTTCCAATAGAAATTGTTGCCTCTACACCAGTTGGTGATTCAACAGTATTTTGTTGTAGACTTGCAGGAGTGAATCCTAAAGTCATTTCTACCATAGTAACATCGACTGGTGTTTTTAATCCACCTACAGCTTGACCTACAGCTAGTGTTCCTTGTACTCCAGTTAATATACCAGTAAATCCATCACCGTTAATTTCGTCAATTCCAGAGGTAGCTGTGACCATTGCATTTTCAGTTGCGTTAACAAAAATGTTTCCGTCAATTTGAATTGCAACACCAGCACCATTTAATGATAGTTGTAAAGAACCTAAAGGATTATCTGGTACAACAAAAGTGAAATCTGTTCTCGGTGTTTCATTACCAATAGAAGCAGTAAGATTTTGTCCTTGAGCAAATGCTGAAAATTCAGAACCCCAAGATCCATTACCCCAACCGTTTGCACCCCAACCTGCATTAATTTCAGCTGTTATTGATACACTACCTAATGATGATGTCATAGGTAATTGACCTAAAAGAACGGTTCCAAAAATACCCCATGAGCTTGATCCCCAAGTATCTCTACCCCAACCATCAGAAGCTTGCGCATACGCAAGTGTTCCTAATGCTGTGGTCATTCCAAGATTAGTTGGACTTATTACAACTACATTTGTAATTAATTCACCCCAGTAGTTTTCACCCCAGGAGTCTCCACCCCAACCTTGATTTACGACACCTTCAGCTGCTACGGTTCCTATTGACGTAGATAAGCCAAAGCTATTTGCTAATACACTGCCAGCAATACCCCAAGAACCTCTTCCCCACGTTCTTGAACCCCATCCTTCTTCAGATGCAGCATAATCAAGTGTTCCGATAGATGAAGTTAAACTAATTCCAGATACGATCGCTACTTCTGGCTGTAGATTGCCCCAAAGGTTTTCACCCCAAGTGTCTCCACCCCAACCTTGTTCGATTGTTCCTTCAGCAGTAAATGATGAACTTAATAATGTGCTTATTCCTGGAGCTTCACTGAAACTTCCTGATCCCCAAGAGCTGGTTCCCCAACCTGTGAAAGATCCCGGTGTACTTACAACAACAGTAATATCAGCCACCGGGGTCCTCCTTTAAATTAAGATATTCTTAGTATAGATGCCGAAGTTGTAAATGCTGGGAATTGAATTGTAAATGTTCCAGCAGTCGCTGTTTTATCTCCGCCAAAATCTAATACACATACAGCTTTGTTAGTAGCTGAAGTGTTATAAATCAATGCTCCTCTTGCAGTTAAAGTTACGTTAGTAAAAGATAGATCAGAAAAATCTGTAATCGCTACAGATGATGAAACTGAAGTACCAGTGTTTACTAAAAGTTTTCCGCCAGAAGTATATCCTGCTGGAGAAGTAACTTGACCACCAGTCGTGAATGAAGTTGTTGATTTTCCTAAAGTAGCCGTTGAAATATACATTGCTAAATTGAATTTATTTCCACCGGGGTTACTAAAATTGTGCACTGCTTCAAGAAGCTCTTTCTTGAAAGAGTTGCATATTGCGTTAGTTGTTATTGCCATTTGGCCTCCTTATTAATATGTTGTGTTTGGAGTAGGTGAAGGTACTTTTATTCTTGGTACTCCATCACTATACTCGCCACGTCTTCTTCTGCCCATTTGTTGTAGAGCAAAATTTTGTATCTCTTCATCATACTTTGTTTTATAGAGATTGTACAGATTGTCTGGTCCTTTTAAAAACCTAAAACACTCTGCTAACACTCCATGTAAAAGCATGGATTCTTGGTATTTAGCCAAAAATGTTTGATTTGTACTAGTAAAATTAGGTGGATCTTTAATGTAATTTAACTGCACAGTAAAATTTGAGCTTGGTATTGGTGCTACCACTATATTGAATGCATTATAATTAGCAAAAAATTTAGGTTCACCTTGCGCTGCTTGGTTATTAAATTCTGAAATAAAACTTACATCTTTTTCTTCTAGAAAAGTTCTAGTAGTTGTTGAGCCACTAGTAATAATAGATTGGACTGATCTCACTACCATACAATCTGCTGGGAGACTGACTGCTCTGTTTCCAGAGTTATAAGTTGAAGTCGCATATTTTCTTAACTCATCATAATCTACTTTACCCGCAACATCTAATTCTACATTTCTAATAAATTCACTTACTTGGTTATCTGTAAGAACATTACTACCTACTTCAGTGTAATTTCTGACTTGAGTTACAAAATTTGAAAAAGTTATAGACATTATGTAATACTAACCTCCACATTACCCTGGGATACAATTAAATTTCTTCTTCTATTTTGTAATGAACCATTTTCAGGTATCATTGTATTTCCAGGTGTTGTAATTCCATTTCCTGTAAAATTAACAGTCGGTACTCTAAAAGCAAACTGGCCAGGTAAACTTAAATTTGCCACTCCTACAGTAATACCGCCTGAATCGGCAAACACACCACTTCTATCTTTAGGTTGTTGAAATCTTTGTGGTCTAGGATTTCTAAGAGCAATAGCATCAGCTCTATGATAAGGTGGGTCTAGTTGTGGTTGTTTAGGTTCATACTCAGAGATATGTACTAATGCACCAGTCCATTCTTTAACCATTTCCAAATAAGGAAATGCTTGACCAGATCTATCAGAAATAGATAATGAATATTTACCTCTTGCATATTTTGCCATTATACACCATCTCCAAAGTAAGACTGAGGAGCAATATATGAAGATGTTCTTTGACCATCCTCGTTTACAGCTCTAAATATCTCGTCTTCATAAATTAATTTTAATTGTTGAGTTAATTGTGGGACTTTTTTCATTGATAAATAATATGCAAGTCCCGAACACATACACGAAAAAAATCTATAGACTACATCAGTATTATTTGTAAAAGCACCAGCGTCTTCAATTTTACCAACGTAGTAATATTTTAAATAAGTATAAGTCGTAGCATCAGGGGCTTGATACAAACTAACTGTGGGGTTTTCTAGTCTTCTCACAAAATATTGTGATGGCTGACCAGTCGAACCTTTATTAGGTAAAGCAGCATAAGCTGATCTATCAATTTTTGTTAAGGATACATCATTTATATCAGTTCCTGTACCAGTTCCTGTAGAAACATAAGCCTCTAACACATCTGCGCAATCAGAAGGTGTTGCGTAAGTAATTGTTCCGGCTGTTAAAAGTTGTTCTTTTAATTTTACTTTCCATAGGTGAATACCACGGTTACCCCATTCAGAAAAAAGAATATTTAAACTCCTTCTTGCTGTTTTTAAATCATAACCGCTAGAGGTTGTTAATCCGCATCTTTCATATGCTTCTTGTATTACCTCTTCGACTGATAAATCGAAATCTGTAGTTCCTGATGTTGCCATGGCTCATTATATTAAATCTTTAATATAGTCTCCACCTTTAAGAACATAATTTTGTCCTGGTTTTAAGGATTCATCTTGAAGTCCCATTCCAGACGTTCTAGCTGCACCAAAACCTCGAGTCGATGGTTTGTTTACCATTGCACCCATATTGGCTTTTAACATTTTACCTTTACGAGCTTTTCTCTCTTTTTTGATTTCTTTTACAAGTCTTTTCTTTTCAGCTTTAAGATTTTTTTTACCTTTTTTAGTGTAAGCTTTTTCTGCATCAACTCTACCTAACTCTTCAGTATCATCAATCATTTTACCTACTCTAGCTTTCTTC